CTCATAAACATACCCATCAAAAACACGAACACCGGCAGACTGATTACAAGCAGAAAAACGGTCTTTTTCAGAAGCTAGAAAGTAATAAAACTGCGTAATAGGATTCCAAATCCAAGATCTCCCGTCCACATTTTTGACAGTTCTGTCTTCTGCATACTTTTTAACAGACCAATTACGCCCCCAGTATCCATCAAATAAAGTCTTAGCATCTTTATTAGATAACCCAGTTGATTCTTTCAACTTAGGTACTCCACAACCATATGTCAAAGCATAATTCCCAGTTTTTGCTATGGCTCTCTTTTTACTCACTTTTTCAAATTGCTCTGATAACTCTTCGTCACTATAATTTTTGAAAATATCCGGGAGATTTGTTTTTTGACGGTCTTTACTTTTATACCACCTAAAAAAATCAGATTCTTCTTGTAGAACCATACCACTACTTACACCAAGGTCAAGGTGTGCGTCAAAACCTGGCCTATTCATATCTCCTACGTACTCAGGGTCATAAGGGTAGATAGAAATCTGCTTCATCTTATCCTCCAAACTACTAACATCCGAACCAACTAATATACTACCCTCAGGTGCAATAATTACACTACGGATAAATTCTCCATAGGGGGCAGTAGGTTTTGGTAAGTTAACAAAAGGCTTAGCATGCTTAAGTCGTAGAGTTTTAGTAAACCCATGAGCGTAAGCAACAGCATATCCATTCTCGTCAGCTCTTTCCAAAAAGCCCTTCAAGTAACCTGCTCTATGGGTAACAACAGACAGTCCATCTAAGTGTTCGATAGCCGGCTCTATTTTGGCCAACTCTAAAACACTCTTACAAAGCATCTTTTCTTTATCACGAACTTGAGGTACTTTACCATTTCTACCATCCTCAAATAGAAGAGGCTTCCAACCAAGACCTGTTAACCAATCTTTAACTTGTATAGGACTACCTGCATTAGGCTCTGAAAATCCTGTTTGTACGGTTATTTCCTGGTCGTAGTCTTCCGGCAAACCATTATGCTCTAGTATCTCTAGCCATTTAGCCCCGGATACACTTAAACTACCATCTTTCTTGTGCATAGTCTTTGGTTTACCTATGGTCTTTAAGATAGGAATCTTTGGCATAGCAGCTTCCAACAAGAGTTTCTTTTCGTTCTCTATTCCTTGTAAGTACTCTAAGTTCTTTTTACATTGCTCTATGTCAATTAATATCTTATCCTCTTCTTGTATTCTTAAACAAAGTAATTTAAAATTAAGGTACTGAATTATACGAACAATATCATTAGGGTCAGAGTATATCTTTTTAAGGTAGTTGTATTGTTTAATCCAAAGGTTGGCATTAATTTTAACATCCTCTTGTACCCTGTGGCAATACTCCTCAACTGTAAGGTTTTCCCAGTCGTCAATCTTAGGCTTAGATACACCAAAAGATTCACCCCAAGCTGCAAGACCGTGCTCTCCTTGACCTTTCTCTGGGTATAAGTACCAAGATAGGCCTAGTGAGTCGATAACTGCTGCTTGAACTTTTATACCTAGGATTTTTTCACATAGGGGTATATCAAACCTAACTATGTTATGACAAGCTAAGGTGTTTTCAGGATTAGTCAGAATTTTACGCATATCATCGTAATCAGTAGTTGACTTAACCTGCCACTTACCTTCTTTGTTTTTCCAAGAAATACCCATACACCAAATCTTAGTTGCTTGATCAACTAATCCATCTGATTCAAAATCTATTATAAATACTTTTTCTAAATTCATCTTACTCTATAATTTTATTTTGCAAAGATAAGAACAACTTTTTAATCTCGCAAGCTTTTTGTTAAATATTTTTAAATGTTCATTAAAATTGCTTGTTCATTGTAACTGAACGTTCACGTTTCCGTGAACATAAAAAAACCCCAACTAAGTTAATAGTCGGGGTAATTGCTAAAAGGGGGCATCGTCATCTTCCTCCACACCAGTGTTAAAAACTGGCTCATCAAAAGCTGAAGCAACATCAAAGTTTGGTGCTACTGGTGAAGGTACCTCTAATGGAGGCATTGTAAACAAAGGTACATCTTTTGTAATACTACCAGAGACAGTCTCAGATCTTCTCTTCTTTCTTATACTTTCCACATCAGGAATGTTAAGCTCCTCTGCATAGATATCTAAATAAAGACCATCTGCCTCACGACACTTCAATAAGTGAACGTAGTTAACACCAAACGGTTCTAATGAAACTCTACCTTTGCTGTCTTCCTCTAAGAAGAACTTCTTTAGGTCTGGGTATCTTTCGGGATCAATCTTACTGTATTCTTTAATACCAAGTTTTGTAGGGTTAGTCATAACTGCTACAAAGTCGGCAACCTGGAAAGTAAATTGAGAATAATACAAATCTGAGGGTTGAGGCTGTGACATAATATCTTTGTCTTTAGCTCTCTTTATCATCTCAGAGTTTGTTTGAGAAAGTAAAATGAAAATAGCATTCTCATACTCCATCTTCAAGTCATTAACTCTCTCGATAAACTTCTCAATTATCGCATTTCTAGCTTCACCAGAGTCAGCAGAGATTAAAGCCAAGTGATCGACAGTAATAACTACTGAATCTTTGTCTTTATTTAACTCTAAAAACTCCTTACATCCCTCATAAAATTTAGCGGGGGTAGTTGGTACCTGTGAGATACTAACTCTATCATCCTGTAGGGACTCAAAATAAGCCTTTGCTTGCAACTTCTCTTCGTCAGTGAACTCTTGTAACAAAATCTCTTTTTTTGTCTTAGATTTGATATTTTTAGCCATACCACGTAAGACTAAACTAAGAACTCTCATCTCAAGAGATATATTCAATACTGCAAAGTTCTTAGACAAAGGGTTGAGGTCTTCATTTAAGATGTTCTCCACCATTCTTGCCAGTGTATAACTCTTACCAATACCTGAACCGGCAGAGAAAACAATAACAGAACCATTCACTACAGGAAACACATCATCAAAGTAAGGGAGACCTGTTTTAATAATCCCCTTTTTACCTACTTGGTATTTCTTAATCTCTGTGAATGCCTGTTTAGTAAGGTCTTTAAATTTTTGTATTTGCATTTTTATTCTAAGGTTTGAAATTTGTTATCAAAAGATGTTTTGTGTTTTAAGTAATATCTGTACAAGCTAGACTGCTCTATGTCGAATCTAACTGAGAATGCGTTACTAGGCTTAAAGAACAAATATTCCAATCTTTTCGACCACTCAAATTGAGAACTGTCATTCATAAAGGATTTGCAGAGATAGGCTAACTTGTTTCTATCAATACCGGAATGTGCTCTAAACAGAGCAATGTACAGTTTTGTTTTCTTTCTGTTACCTATCTCTTTATCTTCTGCTTTGTAAATACTTTCTAACCAATCGTATAGCTTAAGATCATCTTCGTTGACCTCAGGTACTTGTAATGTCTCTAATAAATCTGAACCTTTGCTAGTAAGCCTAATACGGTTTTGTATAGTATCAGCTTTGTTTTTAGCTTTTACTAAAGACACATATTCAGATTTTTGATATTTATCAAGAACCTCTAAGGAGATATTATTTGTTATAACCTCTTCTAGGCTCTCAGTTTTATTCTGAGAAATAAGTTGAAGATTTATAACATCAATTGGGGACAAACCCCACTTACACATAAGATCAAAATTTATATACATATTAAAAAACTTTTTTACAAATCCATACTATCCCACAAATCTCAATTGTAACCAGGGATAGGTACCAAATTATTGTTAGCCAAAAAAACACTTTATCTTTCATTTTGCAAAGGTATAAATTATTTTCCAGTAAACCTAACAATATTACAATTATTTTCCACTACTTCCGTAGCCACCATCTCCACGCTCTGTATCAGAAAGTATAGGTGCCTCTTCAAATTCTATTCTAGGATAAGGTAAAATTAAAATTTGACCAATTCTATCTCCAACTCCGTAGGAACCAAACCCATACTCATCACAGTTTTGCCCTTTACCGTATGGTAATATTGTATAGTCAAAAGTTTCAGTAACTTTTCCTACTTCCCCTGGATTTGATTCATCATCATCTGCAAAAAATGCAGAAGGTTTGAACTTAAAAAAGACCTCTCCTCTATAACCTGAATCTAGAACTCCAACAGAGTTAGATAGTATAAGGTCTTGCTTTGCATTTGAGCTTCTAGGAAACAGTAACCCTACATAACCTTTAGGTATCTCAAAGGCTAAACCGGTACCAAATACCATATTACCCTCTTCATCAAAGTGTTTAGAAGTTGCCGTTATATCCATTCCTGCATCCCCCGGTTTCGCATAACTTGGTATTACTGCCTCAGGTACTAATTTTTTAATTCTTACTAACATTTTTTATAAATTTTATTTGGTTTGTATCTGGATCCCAATCAAATGTCATGGGCTTTTGTGTGTACTCATAAGACTCGTCTAATACTGATGCATTAAAAAAGTGAGTACCGTCTTTGAACTCGTAGCCGTATCCTGAATGTATGTGACCACAAACATGAATCTTGGGCCTTAATCTTTCTATTCTTTCTGCCAATAACTCGCAACCTAACCCGTCCCAAGGTCTACCTGCCACAGTATCTAAAGTACCAAAGGCTGGCCCATGTGTAATAAGGATATCTGTCTTGTCAGGGATTGCTTCCCACTTACCGGCTATCTCTATGCCACCTTTGGGTAAATTAAATGCCCACGAGTAAAACGCAGGCTGCCATGGAGAGCCGTAGATACGAATATTCTCCTCAGGATGTTCTCCGTTAGGACCGTCAAAGTATAACACTACTTCATCGTCTTGCAAGTAGTCAATATCTAAGAACTTGTTTAACCACTCTTGTACATCTTCGGGGTGATTTTCAAACATACGATCATGGTTACCTGCTATGAATATTTTAGCTTCATATTGTTCCAATGAATGATACCAATGTAGAAAGTCCCAAATGTCATTTCTGTTATACCCTGAGTTCATAATATCTCCGGCATGTATAAGCAGATCTCCACCTGGTAGGTCTTCCATAGGTATTAGCCCATGTCTAGTATGTGTGTCTGATATTACTGTTATTCTCATAATCCTTTTTCTTTTTTGAACTCGGTTAACATATCTTGGTCTGAGTAACCAAACCATTTTTCTGCATTTTCGGGGGTATCTTCTTTCCTTAACCAAAGAGCAAACGCAATAGCATAACTATCTGCTATTTTTTCACACTCTTCAGACTTTTTGAGGTTATCTTTTTCTGAATACCAAGGTAATTTTTGGCTAAATCTTTCTCTTAATGTCATAGTATCTTATTTATTAATCTTTCAAAGAAGCCCATTGGTTTCTTCCTCTCCACCAGTCTTATCCGGGTGATATCTTTTTACTAGCTTTTTGTACGCAGCTTTAACCAATACTACATCAGAACCTTTTGGAATCTCTAATATTTCATAATTGTTCATAAACTTACTTTTTAAATTCTGTGCAAAGATAACACCTTTCTAAATACTACACAATCTTTTTTTGATTTATTTTTTGAACCATGTTATAAATCTCTTCCCAAGTATCAGGAAGACCCATTAAACAACGGTCATCAATATAAACATCAGCAGATATTTTTCTGCAATCTTGGCCATAGTCCACTATTAAGTGTGGCATGTTTGAGTTTATGTAAGAAAAAGGAATATCATTTGCTCTAAGAAAATCTTCTGCCATACCTTCGTACTTACCTGATCTACAAGTGTTAATTACTATAGCATGACCCTCTGACCAAAGTCTTCTGATGTAAACATCTGCATCCTTTTTAAGAGCCCCTACTTCAGGAAAACTCTGTTCGGTAATTGTACCGTCAAAATCTATTGCTATTACCATACTATTTCTTTTGTAATCTAGCTAGAGCTATTGCCTTAATACCATTTTTTACATCTAAATAGTAATCTATTCTAGCCTGGTCCCATCTAAGCTCTTGAAGCTCTGACAACATGCCATTTACTATCTTATCTGCCACACTTAAGCCATATTTATCTGTCAACTCTTTTGCTTTTTCAGCAGAAGTCATTGCCTTAGGCTTCTCTTTTCTTACTATCATAGTTTTTTATTTCTGTTAATAAACTTTCGTTTAAATACCTAGTAGGAGTTCCGTACACTATATAGTCTTCAAACTCTTTATCCAACCTAGCGATTTCTTCTTTAAACTCTTCTGAATTTAAAAACTCTTGTACATACTTCTCTACTTCTTTTTTTACACCACTCATAATCTTATACTATTCCCCAGTGAATCTCAGACAAGAATCTTTCCTTTTCTCCCGGTTCTGTCAACAATCTTTTGTGCTCTTCACTAAACGTCACTGCCTCTCCTGTAGGAGTTTTTCCAAAAATAGTGTTTTGATCATAATGATTTAATTTAGCTAATCTTACCAATTCATTATAATCTTCATCTCTCAAGTGACCTTTCAATGGCATAATTCTACCAACACAAGAGTGCCAATATAATCTTCTGCCATCATAAGTTATCCAATAATAATCTGAATCATCTTCTCCTACAGCTATTAACCTATTGATCTTTTGCGAGGCAGTAATAATAAACTGCCCCTTTAATTCTTCAAACTCTCTTAGGATTAGCGTTTTATTATCTTCGCTCATAGTACTTCCTCTTTAATTAAAATGTCTTTTACTTTTTCAATTAGCTCTTCTATAGAACCATCGTTTTCAATAACATAGTCAAACTCAGCATCATCAAGAGCTGTCTCTGATGGATGTAAGTTTAATGATTGTGCCAATTTAAGAGCAACGTGTTTAGGGTTAGTGCTATCAAACTTCTCAATATGAAAGTCATCAGGATCACCACTATGCTGAATCTTAATATCATGTTCTCTAACTACTCGAATAGTGATACCATTTCTTTCTTTTACAGCTTCCAACTCATTAGGGAATCTCATGTCTGTAATAATCCATTTAGGATACTTACCATCATAAGTCTCTAAATCAAAAGAGTCTGCACTCCTAACTTTAAGAGGTTTATAATCAGCAAACAAAGCATTGACCCAAACCTCTTCATGTAAACCCTCTCTCATAGCTTCTGTACCAAGTCTTTGCAAAAACTCACGATATGTCATACCCCAATCAGCGGTCATCCTTTGCTTCTTAAATTCTTGGTTTTCAAAGTCTTCTATATTTGCTCCTGATAAAAGGGCAGCTATAGTCTTCAGCTTACCTGCAAACTTTTTAATTTTAAATAGGCTATTATGATACCCATCAATAGGTAATCCACCTCTAACTCTTTTTATACAGTTCTCTGAATTATCTTCAGCAGTTAAATACTGAATAATACTACCTACGGTATCTTTTCCAGACCCGGCTCTGCCACTTAGGGCGATTAAATTTCTCATAGTTTAATTACTTAATGGTGCTTTAATTGTTTCGTGTGATTTATAATTCTCAATTTTAAAAAAGTCAGGTCTGAATTGGTCTATCTTTTCGCCAAAGGATATATTTCCTACTAATTCTGGATCTTTTAGATAATGGTACTCGTCTAAATAGGAGATACTTGGTAATTCAAAGCTTTCTCTACTAATCTGCTCCTTTGCTTGGTCAATATGATTAGAGTACAAATGAACATCTCCTAAGTTACCTACCAACTCTTCAGGAACCATGTTTACTTCTTGAGCTATAATCTCTAGCAATAATCCATAAGAAGCAATGTTGAACGGTAAGCCTAAAAATGTATCTACTGAACGTTGATTCCACATTAGAGAGATTGCTCGCTCAGGTATTTTAAACAGCTCCATCTCTTCGCTTAACCCACCACCAAATGCTAATAAATCTTCTACATAAGAGTTATACCAATCTTCACCTGCTGCAAATTTTAAAAGGTCCCATCTTTCTCCGGCACTCAACTCTCTAGTATAAACTTGGAATCCATAATGACAAGGTGGAAGAACCATTTGGTCTAATTCTCCAACATTCCAAGCATTAACCATTAATCGTCTTGAATCTGGGTTTGTTTTAAGATCGTTGATTAGATTTTGAATTTGATCTATAACTTTTTCACCTACTAAAGTATGTAAACCATTATGCCCGACAGTTACAGTTTCACCCGTGCCCCACTGTCTCCATTGCTTACCGTAAATTGGTCCTAAATCACCCCATTTCTTAGCGAAATTATCATCAGTTTTTACTTTATCAATAAAATCAGATATTGATAAAATCTTATCTGGCTCATTCCCAATCATCAGTATTTGATAATTCTTATAAGCATCACCATTCCAAATGTTACAACCATTATCCACCAAATACTTAATATTAGTATCACCTCTTAGGAACCAAAGTAACTCAGTTACAATTGATTTCCATGGCATCTTCTTAGTTGTAAGTAAAGGAAACCCCTCTGACATCTTATGTCGGATCTGTCTTCCAAATACTGAGACTGTCCCGGTACCTGTTCTGTCTTGCTTCACTACACCATTGTCTAAAATATCTTGTAGTAAGTCTTGGTATTGCTTATCTATTTTGTTCATTTTTCTCTATTGTTTTTGCAATTTGTTGATTAATATAAGCTCTTTTGTCATCATACATCTTTTTAATCTCATCTTCTCTACCATCATTAATAAAGGCATTGTTAACAATCTTAATGATTTGCTTATGTGTTTTTTCTAGGATGCTGTCAGGAGATGAAGCCATTGGCATAAAGAATAAGTGCTCAACTGTATACTTATCAAATGTTAAGAGTAGATTAGCTGATCGAGTGTATTTTCTTAAGACTTTTATTTCTACATCTACATTAACTTTAGGCCCCATTTTTGAATAAGCGTAATCGTTATTACCTTTTGGTTCCATAAGTTGTACCTTTAAGTTTTTTTCTAGGTACTCTAAAATAAACTCTACGTATTTTTCTGTTATATTCATAACTCTTCTTTTTTATCCTCTACCCAAATATGAATATCTACTTCTAGAGGGTTTGATTTTCCAGGAATATACTCTGGGTTATTAATCGTTTTCCATTTGGTACCACATCTTTTACACTCACACTTAGTAGGCATCCAACCAAAGTTGTAAGAGTAATCATGCCCTATCAATCCACAAACTAATACTTTCATACTACTTATAGTTTTCTGTTATTGTGTGGTGATCTTTGTCCATGAACCCATCTATAGGCTGCTTTGACAGTATTCTGATAATATTCTCTAAGCTTATAGGAAATAATTGATTTCCGTCTACACCTACATCCATTACCTTACCTCTACCGACTCTTCTTCCTGGAGGCAAGTGAACATGTCCATGTAAATGACAAACACCTCTTCCTAATCCATCCCAACTTGCAATTGGGTAGTGCATGCAAACAAAGTGTGCTCCTTGATGCTTACCGGTACCGTCCGGCCACTTAATGGACAAGTCTAAGTATTGGCTAACAGAACAGAACAGCTCTGCTACACCGTCCTTATTATTGGCAATATGGTGGTCATGGTTCCCTAGAACTAAGTGTACGTTCTTACAAATAATCTGGTTTCTGAACTCAGCAATAGCATCAAATCCACCAAAACTCCAATCTCCTAGATGAATCAGTATGTCATTCTCTGTGGCTAAGGCATTGATGTTATTAACCAATACCTCATTCATCTCTTCTAGGGTATCAAAATCTCTAAAGTGATTTTCTCCCTCTCTATCCCACTGTGTTGTGCCTCTACAGATGTTAGCATGATTGTAGTGTGTGTCACTAGTAAACCATACTCTCTGTCCCGGCTGCAATAGTATTTTCATAACTCTTATTTTAATGACTATCTCCTACATCATTTTTCTCTCCATAGATCAAATAGTCAGGGTTAATTACTTTGGCTACTTTATTACGGTCTCCTGATACATGCTTGATTACAATTCCTTCGTGTGGCACTTTTGTACCCTCAATAAAGTTCTTGAACACAAAGCTATCCTGTACTTCTTGTGACCACATACCTTCGTAAAGTAACTCTACATGAGGTAACTCTAATAAATCTTGGATTACAATTTCAGAAGTTTCTGTATTTGAGTAGTCTCCGTTTATTGTAAAGTCAAACCCTGCAAATTGTGTATCACTCAAACCGTACTCATAGTTTTTTTGAATACCTGCCCCATAGATTTCTCCGTACAATACTACACCTGAGCCTACCTCTTCTACTCGCATACTTTTAACTAGCCTCCAAAGTCTTTCTTTGATATTGTATTTTTCAGCAATAGTTCTCCAAACATCAGTTGAGTAAAACCCTTGTGAATCAGATCCTTTCTCTACATTATGTGAACCATATACGTATTCATAATCAATCCATTTGTCAGCTAACCCAAACCATTTTTTCACTTTGTCTAAGAATGACAAACTAGATTTTCTTACAATACCAAACCTAGCATTTGTGCCATGGATTTTTCTAGTAATCTGAACATAATCATCTTCTGTAAAACGCCCCGATACATTTTTAAGATTAGGGAATTTATAGTAAACATGGAAGTTCTGATTATCTCGGTATTTGATTTTTCTACCCGATGCTAATTGGATTTGTTTAACTGGCGGCTCATACTTAGTGATACCTAAAAACCCCATACAATCGCTGCCTGCCTTTAAATCATAGTCTCCCATAGTAGTTTTACCATGTAAATAGCTCTTAGGGATGATTAAACACTCAGAG